GTTGAAGTCATTCGAGAAAGGCACGTAGTAGTGCCCCGCAGCGGGCGTGTCCGTCGTCACGTCGCCAGCCGTCGCCGAGTTGGTCTCGTTCGGACCAATGTTTAAGGTCGCCAGGATGAACGAGCTTGCAGCAGCGAAACCGCTGTCCGTCGATCCCTGGATCTCGACCGCATAGGTCTCGTCATTTGCCGAGATCTTTACGACGGAAGTCGTGATGATGGCGGCGGCGTGGAGGTTCGCGTCGCCCATGTCGATGACACCGCCCGACCCAACAAAGGTCGAGGTGTGCGCCCCTGCGCCGTCCTCCAGTTGGAGAGCGGTATCGATGGGGTAAGTTCGGGTAAGAGCCATGGTTCAGTTCTCCTTACGCGGTGATCGCCGAGTCGGCGATGTGGTTCAATCGAGCCGCTGCACGCGGGTGCATCAACGCGATGCCTGAGAGCCACTCGATGCGGGTCCGCATGACGGGCTTGCTGTCTTGCTGGCCGAGATCCATGACCTCGATCCCGCCGTTCTGGATGCCGGTCAGCATCCCCTCGCGCATCGATACGCAGTAGATCGACGTCGCCGTGTCGCCGCCAGTCGCCGCCGCTTCTAGGAAGTCGAGCGCGTGGTTGCTTGAGGCGATGTCGCTCGCGTCTGCGACCAAGATCGGGAGGTCGTTGTAGCGAGTGACCTGCCGACCGAACTCGTCCTGCGAGTAGGTGACGTAGCCGCCGATCGTGTTGGTGCGCTGCGCGACCGCGAACTTGCGGCGCATCGCCTTCGACATGATCAGGTGAGTCGGGTCGTCGACCTTGTCAATCAGTTCGTCGAGCTTGGCAAGACTCAGCGCGGTTCCGCCGCTGCCGCCGCCAGCGCTCAGGAGTTGGCTGCCCGTCAAGCGCGATTGGAGACCGTCGTACTCTTTCGGAGTCGTCGAACTGTCGCCCTTGATGAACTTGAGGTGCCAGTTCTGCGCGAGAGCCTTGACCTTCATCGACTCGTGGATGGCGCGAACGCCAGGGCCTCGGGTCTTGATCAGCGAGCGGTCGACATCCATGTCGCCGCCGGAGATCGTCAGGACTTCGGTGACCGGGTTCACGACACCTACGCCTTCGGTGTAAGCCTCGTTGACGCCTCGGAAGGCGACGCCGGGGAGGGCGCTCTCTTGATTGTAGGAAAGAGAGCCGCCGGGAATGTCCTCAAATGGCAGCGCCGCGAGGATGTCAGAGTTCCGTGCGAATAGTTCAATGATCCCGGCACGTTGGACGTCGCCAGACACGAGCTTCGCAGCTTCTAGAAGAGTCAAAGCCATCGTGTGGCTTCCTCCGTTTCAAGTCGGTGAGTTCGAGATGCCCACCGGGAACGTCCCAAACGTGAGCAGTAGATGCCCGGTCGCTTGCGTCCCGCATTGCCGCCGACATCCCGCCGACGGAAGACCAGAAGATACGCCGACCGGCATCCCGCCAGACGACGCGCCTATGGTTGACCGGCCTCGGTCATCTGTCAAGGGGCTCCGCAAGATGACCTCGGCGACTTGACGAGATGACCTCGACGGGCGATCCTGCTCGATGTCCGCGAGAATCTTAGAAATATCAACCGAAGGGGGATCTGATGGCAGCACGCAAAAAAGGGCTCTACGCAAACATCAACGCCAAAAGAAAGCGCATCGCGGCGGGGTCTGGTGAGTCGATGCGAAAGCCTGGAACCAAGGGAGCGCCGTCGGCCAAGGCGTTCAAGCAGTCCAAAAAAACAGCGAAGAAGAGCCGCCGCAAGGGCTACTGATGGCAGCACGCAAGAAGACTCCGCTCCAGGCGAAGATCGACCGAGCGAAGAAAGCCGCCGGGGTTGCCGGAGTGAACAAGCCGAAACGAACGCCGGGACACGCGAGCAAGTCTCACGTCGTCGTCGCCAAGGAAGGTAGTCAGGTGAAGCTCATCCGATTCGGCGAGCAGGGCGCGAGCACTGCCGGGAAGCCGAAGGCCGGGGAGTCCGATCGGATGAAGGCGAAGCGGGCGTCGTTCAAGGCTCGCCACGCGAAGAACATCGCCAAGGGGAAGATGTCGGCGGCTTACTGGGCCGACCGGACCAAGTGGTAAAGATCATGCGGATGTCCTGCATTCTGCTGGGCGTGGCTCTGTCGCTGTCTGGCTGCACAAAGCGCTCGACCGTTCAAGCTCCAGCCGTAGCTCTGCCCGGCTACGAGCAAGACCTGCTCGGCCTGACCTACGGGAGCGCCAGCTTCGGCGACTGGACGATTCGCCTCGACTTCGAGCGCGACGCCTTTGGTCTGGTCGCCGTGTTGACGCGGGTCGACGACGGCCTTGTCGTCGAGTTCGACGCCCGGTCTGAGTTCTTCCCGTTCTCGGCTTCGCTGCCGTCTTATCTCGTCCTCACGCCTCGGGAGCCCTGGGTCTGGCTTCCTTACAGCCCAGGCGCGTCGGCAGCTTACGCTCCGCTCTTGTTGGACTGCCTGCTCTACACTGGCGGAGGAGCCTTCTGGCCTCCCTCGGGCTTCGACAATTACTCGCAGGTCAACCCAGTCGCGACGCTCTTGTTCTTCCGCGTCTTCTGAGCTTGCAGCGCCACGAGTGCGGTGCCATGATGAACGGAGCGAAGGCTTTGCCTTGCTGCTTGCCTACTCTGCAACCGGACGCGAGCAGAGCGCAGCGAGGCGGCATCTGGCCGTGCCCGTGCTTTCGCTAGGCCCTGGCTGCGACGCCCTACGCAGCCGGGGCCGACTTTTCTCCTACGAGCCTTGGCTCTCGTAGTATTGGCGCAAGCGCTCGGTCGGGCTGAGGCCAGAGATGCCGGAGACGCCCGCAGACGCTCCAGATTCGTCCGTGCGGCCCTCAATGCTCCCGGCCCCTGCGATAGCGGAGGCCTTAAAGAACGGCTTGAGATCGCCGCCACGGCCTTCATCGACTAGCTCGGCGACAGTCATCCAGGCATCGCTCCCGCTCGCCGGGCTGATCCTGCGGTTGCCTTGTTCATCTAGAACATGAACCTCCCACTTGCCCTCGGTCTCTTGAACCTTGAGCCTCTCGCGCATCGCCGAAGCCAATACCGCAGGGTTGACCGCTGCCGTCCGCCCGTCGCTCGTGTCGGTAAGCGCTCGGAGCAGTGAGTCGTCGAGGATGTACTTACTGATCTGGCTGGTCAGTCCGCTGACTCGGTCCTCGCGGACGCTGATCTCCTTCGCGTGTTTCTTGCCGAGCGCGTCGACTTGGGCTTGAACTGCGGCCTGGACTTTCGACTCTACGTCAGCGTCACTCCCGAGCGCGGCCAGCTTCTCCATGGCTGATCGTGCTGACATAGCGTCGAGCATCTCGCCATCGTCGCCGACGAAGCTCGCGAGTTTGCTGGCTGCATCTTTGGCCTCGGACCGGGCGGCGCTGAGTGCTGACTTGAGTCCGGCGACGTTCTCGACGGAGTAGCCATTAGTCTGCTGGGCGTTCAGCAAGAAGCCGCCTTCGTGTTCTTTGTAGTGCTCGCGCAGCGCTTCGGGGACGTTGTCGAGCGATTCGGTGTAAATCGGGATGGTCATAGTGTTCTGTCCGCTTCGGATTGATTCAGGAATGTAAACGGGGGCCGCAGAGCGCAGGGTGCAAACTACGCTCGCGACCCACCACCAGAACGCGAAGCAGACCCCTATGATGACAGGCCAGACCAGCGCGTTCAGGTATTTCATCACACAGGCAAAGCCTTCGACATAACGCGGCCCACCGTGTCGGTGACCCAGTCGGTGACGGCCTGGACCGCCATCGCGGCTTCAGCTTGCCCGAGGTTGGCGACGGTCGCCTTGACCATCGCAATCTCGGCCTCGGCTGCTGCCGGGTCGGTAAGCGCGAGAACGGCGACGCGGCTCGCGTCTGCTGCCATCGCTTCCAGCATCTCGGCCTTTTCGGGCGCGGTGATGTTTGCCTTGAGTTGATCAACCAAGGCGCTGACGTCGGGTGTGTTGCTCATTTGTTCTTCGTGTTTGCGTCGATTCGCATCTTCCAGGACTTCAACAAGCGCATCCGCGACGCCTTCGAGGGAGCGTCGAGCTTCTCGTCGGCTTCAACGTATGCGCGAAACTGAGGCTCGATCGCTTGGTAAGTCAAACGGTCGGCCTCGACATAGGCGTCGGCAACGCTGATGCCTTCGCAGCCAGAGAGCAGCGCGAGCGCTGCGATCAGGACGGTCTTCTTCTTCATGGTTTCCTCGGGGTTTCGGGCTTCTTGACGGGCGGCTTCGGCTTCGGGTCATCGTGACCGTTGCCGTTGCCGTTGGGTTCATCTGGCGGACCTCCCTCAGAGATGATCGAACGCAGGTTCGCCATCAGGCCGGTCACCAGCAGAGTGAGCAGGGCTGAGGCAACCGAAACAGACTCGTCGGGGATTGCCCCAGTGCCAAGCATAAAGATGAAGCCACCGATCAGCACACAGAGGATGATCGGCGTCGTCTTTGCGAGGTTAAGTCGAGCCGCCTCGGTTGCTGATGTGTTCAGTTTAATGCGGGCGAGTTCGAGTTGAATCTCCTCGCGACGCATCTCGCGTTCGGCCTTCTTCTCCGCTCTTTCGCGAGCGACGATAGCCTTGTATCGAGCCTCTGCTTCGCGAGTCTCCTCGCGTTTCATCTTCAACGCTGCGCGTTCGTCTTTCACGATGTAGGTCGGTGGGGTTTCGGGTGATTCGCCGAGTCCGTCGCTTTCGTTTGGCATGTGTTCCTCATCAATGTCTTCAAGTTGTGAGCCGTCGACGTTGGCGCGTCTTCTTGATTCCTCGCTCGATGGCTTCCAGTTCTGGGAGCGTCAGCGATCGGATCGCGTTCCCTGCCCCGACGTCGCTGAACTTCTCGATCGGCACCTTGCCCCGCCGATATAGCTCGGCCTTGCCCTTCCCGAGGATGTCGTTCTGCGTCTTGACGCTCTGCCGCTTGAGCCACGGGCCGAACGTGCGGTCGCCAGGGACTGGTCCGCCCATCGCCGCACGCTCGCCGACCGGGAGCTTGTCCGCGTCGATGCCCTTGATGCCCTCGGGCGGCTTGACGACGGGGATCATCAGGCTCCGACAGTTCGGGTGCGCGGGCGGCCTCGGCCCCTGGTTCACGGGGTAGACCCTGCCGTCCATGCTCGCGCAGATCTGCGACGTCCGTGAGTCGAGCGTGCTCGTCCACTCGACCTTCTCGACGACGTCCTGGTTCTCGGCGAAGACGGCCTCGCGAGCCGACTGGCCTATGTGGTTCGTCGCCGTTCGGACGACCATCTGAGCTTCGTGTCGCGTGGTCTGGAGCACGCCGTCAGTGAATCGAGCGCGAGCCGTGCCCCGGATGCGGCGGACGATCTGGTCGACGCCTTCGCCCTGCGCTACGCCGACCATGATTGCGGCGTTCACGTTGCGGGCGGTGTTGGCCCCGACGCTCTTCGACCAGTCGCGCAGGAAGCGCCCCATCATCGGGCGGGACGTCACCAGGGAGCGCAGTAGCTCGGGGCTGGGCATCGTGTAGTCGAGCCGGAGCGGGAGCCGCCGCTGCATGGTCCTCGCCGCCCACTCCGCCTCGCTCTTCGCCAGCGAGTTCATGCTGTTGGTCAGGTTGGCGTAGAGCAAGCGCTCGCCGCCCTGCACGAGCGCAGTCATGCCCCTCAGTTGCTTCATGAGCGCACGCCTGCGCCGGGCGATGGCGAGCTTGCTGAGGCCGAGCTTCTCATAACGCTCGGCAATGCGCGTCGCCTTCTGCAAGATCGACGGCGCGACCTGCTTGTTGATGAAGTCGACAATCCGACGGACCTCGCCCTCCTTGAAGCGCTCCAAGAGCACCGCGTGACGAATCCAATCGTCCGCGAAGGTGGCGTTGATCGACGTCAAGGCTTAGTCCTCGGCCTCGGCGTCTTCGGTCATCTCGGGCGGTTCATCCTGCGGCTCATCCGTTTCGTTGTCCTCGTCGTCAAGGCCAAACCTCGCAGCGTTTGCCATCCCTTCGTCGTCGACTCGCTCGGCTTCTTCCTCGGGATCGATGCGGTCGCTGATCACGCCGCGCCGCGTGTATTCGCTGATCGCGGTGACGCGGCTCAGATCGCCCTGCTGCCGTAGCTGACGGATCTCGCTGAGGTCTTCGAGCTTGGAGAGCGCCAGGGAGAACTCGCTCCAGACGTCGACCTGCCAGCCTTCAGGCAGCGAGTCCTCCATCCCGCGCCAGCGTGCGGCGACTTGGTAAGCCTGCTCGATGCCACTCTCCAGCAGCCGGACCCACGCCTCGACGTCGGTGCTCGCCTTTGCGGCGTCGATTGCCTTCCCGGTCGCGGTCGGGTTGCCGCTCTTCGTCCGCATCGGCTCGCTGCCCGCCTCGGCCATCTTGTGTTCGAGGCGATCGAGTTCGTCGTATCCAGCCGCCGCGCCTTGGCCGCTGTGCTCGGCATAGGTCAGTTTTGCGTCCGGGTTGGTGCTGCCGTTGAGTCGACCGGGGCCGATGACGATCCCGTTCGCTAGCTCGTCCTCATTCATCCCCGCGCCGAAGAGGACCGCGAGGCGGATCGTGTCGATGTATTGCGTCTGTCGACTGCTGCTCTTGTAGTGCGCGAGGTTCA